GAAGACACCAGCGCCACCACGCTCAGCGCGGCGGATAAGGTCAAGGAAGCACTGGCCAGCGGTGATTATTTTGCGGCGCTCGATGGCGTCGGCAGCATGGTGGACACCCTGCTGGAGGATATGGAGGGCTTTGTCACCAGTCTGCCGACTCTGCCGGATGCACTCAGTGAGTGGATGGACCGCCTCAACCGGTTTAAGGACCTCGCCGGTATTGTGGCCGCCGCTCCGGGTGAAATGATCCGCGATATCACCGGCCTCATCAGCGATATGAAGGACCTGGTCTCTGAGCCGCCGTTCGCCCTGCGGGTCTACGACCAGCTGCGCGACAAATGGGAAGGCGACCGGGCGGCGCAGTCTGCAACCAAATCCCTTGTCGATAACATCAGCGTGAACACCGATACCGGTTTTGCCAGTAGCGTCACCCCTGCATCGACGCCGGAGACTACGGCGGCGATGGAGACCAATATCGTTGACTTCAGACGTCTGGTGATTATCTCCACGCTGGTCGCTCAGGCTGAAGCGGTGGCCACCGCGACCTTTGAGACCGGCCAGGATGCGCAGAACACCGGCGACCAGCTGGCGGAGCGTCTGGGCGAGACCGCAGCGGAAGCCGTCGAAAGCGGCCTCCGAGAGCTGTGGCGCTCCCTTCGCGAGCTGCGGTTCGCTGTGGTCAATGACGTGCGTATCCGCAGTATCCAGCTGCCGGAACTGCGCCGCGTCACGCCTGCCCGGACTGTACCGGTGATGTTGCTGGCCTACCGCGAGACCGGCGACGCTGAGAACCGTGATGAGCTGGTGACCCGCAACCGGCTGCGCTATCCCTCCTTTATTACGCCTTCACAGACGATTGAGATCATCAGCAATGACTGAAGAGTTAACCCTGAACGTTGACGGCAAGGTCTGGGGCGGCTGGACGGACATGACCATCAACCGCTCGCTGGAGTCCGTGGCGGGCGAGTTTGATCTGACCATCACCGCCCGCTGGTCTGCTGCCGCGCCGCGCTCCATCAAGCCCGGCCAGTCCTGCACGGTCTCCATCGGCAGCGACCGCGTCATGACCGGCTACATCGACGACTTCATTCCCAGCTATGACTCGGAAAATGTCTCCCTGCGCGTGATGGGGCGCGACAAGACCGGCGATCTGGTGGACAGCTCGGTGGTCGATAAGTCCGGCCAGTGGAAAGGTCTGAAGCTGGAGCAGCTTGCGACCACCATCTGCAAACCCTACGGCATCGAGGTGGTTACTGAGACCGATACCGGCGAGGCGTTTGCCAGCATCACCCTGGAACAGGGCGAAACGGGCTTTGAACTGCTCGACCGTCTGGCCAAACAGCGCGGCGTTCTCGTGACCTCAGACGCTTACGGGCGGCTGGTCATCACCCGCGCATCCACCCGGCGGGCAGGAGTGAGACTCACCCTCGGTGACAATATTCTGGCCGCCCGCGGCCGCTTCAGCTGGCGTGAGCGGGCCAGCCAGTACATCGTCAAAGGTTCCGCCAGTGCGGGCGGTGCGACGTGGGACGACCAGCCTGTGAAGATGGTCGGCGGGCGTCAGACAGTGGTCAGCGACCCGGAGATCACCCGCTATCGTCCGAAGATTCTGGTCAACGAAGACAGCCTGACGGTCGGCGGTGCCAGCGCCCGTGGTGAGTGGCATAAGGCTTACGTGCTGGGCGAATCCAACACCACCGAAATCACCGTGGCGGGCTGGCGTGAAAACGGTGCTACAGGGCCGCTGTGGGATACTAACCGACTGGTGCCGGTGACCGATGAAATCCAGCAGCTCGACGTCACCTGGCTGATTAAATCTGTGTCATTTATGGAAAGTGACAGCGGTCGTCTGACCGTACTGACACTGGCACCGCCTGAGTCGCTGGATATGCCCTCGCAGAAGGCGAAGAAGAAAGGCAAAAAAACATCCGTGGGGGTCACGTGGGACTGAAAGAAGCGAATTTCGGGCGTTCCTTTGCTGAGCTGGGCCGCCGTCTGCGCCTGATGGTGGACCGTGCACTGGTGCGTATCGTAACGGACAGCCTCGGTCGGCAGAACCTGCAGGTGCAGTCGCTGGCCGACGAGACTAATGACGACGTCGAGCGCTTCCAGAACTATGGCTTTTCCAGCGTTCCGCCTGCGGGCTCAGAGGCGATTGTCGTCGCCGTGGGCGGACGTCGTGGCGGTCTGGTGGCCATCGCTGTCGAGGATAAAGGGAGTCGCCCCCGTGGCGGCGAAGATGGCGACGTTATTCTTTATCATCAGGAAGGCCATATTATTCGCCTGAAAAAGAATGGTGTGATTGAAATAACAGGGAAGAAGGTAAATGTGGTTGCCGAAGAGAGCTGTGACATTATCAGTAAACAGATAAATATCACCGGCCCCACTTCTTTCAGTGAAGATATTCAGGTTAAGGGAAAAAGCTTCCTTGACCATATTCATAAGGATGGTGACGGTGCTGATACGACTAAACCCTTATGACCATCAGAATAAACTGGCACCTGCCCGCTGGCGGCGATATCGAGATTGAACACAATGGCCTTTCGTTTGACGAGGGCCTTGTTTCTTTGGTGTATATCTGCCTGTTTACTGATGCGCGGGCAGATACCAGCGACGAAATACCCGACGGCACCGATGACCGTCGCGGCTGGTGTGGTAATTCTTACAGCGATTTCGAATGGGGCTCAAAGCTCTGGCTGATTGACCGTGAAAAGCTGACCGAAGAGGTCAGGCTCCGCGCGGAGAATTACGCCCGTCTGGCCATGCAGCCGTTATTGCGTTACGGCTATGCACGAAATGCGCAGGTCATTGCCACTATTCCCCGCATTAACTGGCTGGCATTAACCATTATTCTCACCCGCCCGGATAAATCCGAGTTAACCGTCGAAATAAAGAAACGCTGGGAGGCGGTAGAAAATGGCTACATTTAATGTCCCGACGCTCCGCCAGCTTATTCGTGCCGGTATTCAGGATTTAGAGATTGAACTCGACCAGGAATTACCAATTGTCGGCGTTGAACGTGCGTTAAATACGGCTTTCAGCGGTGCTTTACGCGACGTCTACGATTATCAGACGTGGATTAAAAACCAGATTATCCCGTCAGAGCAGTCCGCTGATGAAACCATTATTGATACCGCCCGCTACGAGGGCGTTATTCGTAAGGCTGCATCCTATGCCAGCGGACCGGTCGCCTTCACCGGCACCCGACCGCTGCCGATCGACACGGAGATGCAGATGCAGGACGGCGTGCGCTACCACGTCACCGCCACCAGTGACCCGTCAGCGGGCAAAATCACCGTCACCGTGCAGGCCGACGAGACGGGCCTCAGCGGCAACCTGACGGCGGGCGACGTTCTGACCCTCATTTCCCCGGTGGCCGGGGTGAACAGCGATGGCGTGGTAGCGGATGCCGGGATTTCCGGCGGCGCAGACGTCGAGTCCGTGGCCGAGCTGCTGACCCGCCTGCTGTACCGCAAGCGCAACCCGCCCACCGGCGGAGCTTTGCATGATTACGTTATCTGGGCCACCGAACTGCCGGGCATCAGCCGGGCGTGGGCCTTTGACTGCTGGCACGGGCTGGGTACGGTGGGCCTTGCATGGGTCTACGACCTGCGGGATGACATTATCCCGACCGGCACCGACCGCGAGGCGATGCAGGCGTACCTGTTCCGCCATCAGGACCCGGCGACCGGGACTTACGTCGGCAAGCCCGGCGGTATCGAGGTCTGGCCCATCCCGCTGACGCTCAAGCCGGTGCCGCTGACCATTCGCGTCATCCCCGACACTGCCGCCATCCGCTCTGCGGTCACCCTGAGCCTGCAGGCGCTGTTCCGTTCGGTCTCGCCGGGCGACACGCTGCTGCTCTCCGCTATCCGCACGGCCATTGGTTCATCGACGGGTGTCACCGACTACGAGCTGGACCTCACCACAAATCAGGCCAGCGAGAACTATGAGCTGCTGACGCTGGGGGTAATCACATGGCGCATCGTGTAGAGGACTGGCAGGACGTCCTGCAGCAGCTGATGCCACGAGGTAAAGCGTGGCCACGCGACCAGACGGCGGCGCTGACGTCACTGCTCCGGGGCTTCAGTTCCCGCCTGCAGATGGCGGAGGCGAACGCGGATTTGCTTGTCACTGAGATGCGCCCGGAGACCACTGACCTGCTGCTGGCCGACTGGGAGGATTATCTCGGCCTGCCGGACTGTAACGCCATCCCGGACGGTTTTGACCGCCGTCGCGATGCCGTGGTGGAGAAGTATCACCGCAAAGGCGGGCTGGCCACCTGGCAGATTGAGCAGGCTGTAAAAGATGCGCTGGGCTTCACCATTCAGGTGACCGAAATTCTGCCGCATCACGTCATGCGCGACATCATGTATCCGATTTATTCCCACAAATACCGCTACCTGCTGCAGGTGACGGTCACGGATATGCCGATGATCCGCTTTCGCAGTATCAGCAACGTCCTGACTCCGTTAATTAGTTTGCAGGCGCAGATACTGGAATGTTTTTTACGTCGTTACCGGCTCGCCGGGCACGATTATGATTTTCTTTACGAGGTTTAATTATGTATCACCTGGATAATGCCTCTTCCGTTCCTGATATGCCCGCTATTAAGCCGGTATTATTTACCGAGCGCCGCTGGTTTACCGAAGGCGGCGACGGTATTGCGCCGAGCTATCCGGGCGCGGACTGGTTTAATGCTATTCAGGCAGAAATGCTGAACGTGCTGGCGCTGGCAAATATCACGCCGGATAAAACGCAGCTGGATCAGTTTGCGCAGGCCATCCGTATTTTCTCCTCGGACTATATGCTGCCGCCGGGTATTCCGTTTGCGTGGCCGGGGGCGACAGCGCCGACCGGCTTTACGCTGATGCTCGGTCAGGGCTTCGATAAAATCGCTTATCCGCGCCTTGCCGTGGCGTATCCCTCCGGCGTTCTGCCGGACATGCGCGGCCAGACTATCAAGTTTTTGCCCGCCTCCGGGCGTGCGCTGCTGTCTTTTGAAGCCGACGGCATAAAGGCTCACGCCCATAATGCGACGATTAACAGTACCGACCTCGGCACCAAAACAACCAGCGACGACAACGAGCACTTTCATCAGGGTGGAATGGTTGCTCCGGGTGATGTCTGGGACAGCGATTATGTGGTTGGGTCAGATAACGATTCTCATCGCACCCGCAACAACACCAGCACCGCCCCGGCGCACCATCACACCGTCTATATAGGCGCTCATGCTCACACGGCCACGGTGGCCAGCACCGGCAATACCGAAAACACCGTCAAAAATATCGCCTTTAACGCCATCGTGAGGTTAGCATAATGTCATTTGAATTCTCTCAAAACCCGCAGGCCATCTGGCTTTATCAGTACGATGCCGATGGTGTTTATAATGGTTCGGTCTTTATGACTATTCCGGCAGGCACCGGTCTGCCTGTTAATACCACGCATATTCCCTGTGAGCCGGGTAAAGGCCAGACCGGTATATTTAAAAATGGTGAATGGGAATATGTGGACGATATTCGCGGGACCCGTTACTGGAATATTCACGGCACCGGTTTTGTTATTTCCGCGCTGAGTGAGTCTCTTCCTGAATGGGCTGTGACTATTGAGCCGCCGGTCGCTGATGCCGGTTACGTTCTGTTGTTCACGGATGGCCAGTGGACGCAAGTTGAAGAT